TAAGACTCCAACAGCCATTACGTCAGCCGCGTGAGAGCGGAAGTGGGCCAACAAATGCTGGTCCCGCCCACTCATGTAGTTAACGTAACGTAGCCGCTTTCGCTCCTTTCGTGTTTCACCCTCAGGCCAAAACTCATAGGCCACAGACGAAGCCCACCTCGCAGGCACCTGCCAGGATCGGTCAAGACCGCCCGGCAGGATCTGTAGCCAAGACCTAGGCCCGGCGAGGTCGTCGGTTACACGCACCGCAAAGCGTACAAGCCCCGGCGAATCTATATCTTCCATCTTAAAGATTCGGGCGTGGCGACACCTCCGTCTGTGATGACACAACGGCATGCGGAAAAAGTGGACTTGCTTAGAGGAAAACTCCCGCACCTTGGACCAAAACCGGGCACGGTAGCGACTCATTCGCCATATCCACTTACGTTCACCTGAAGGGCCTAGCATAAGGGCCAGGTCGCGAGACTGGACCGTAAGCAGGCGCTTCTCGACCTCGTCAGCATCGGGCAGGAGGACATACTGGTTATCAGACGGTAAAGTGCGGGCGGTGTAGAAAATGTAGGAATGTTCCATAGCCGATGGAGGCTCCACCAGATCACCCCACATCACAGGCGCCCTGTCTGCTAGGTTACTCCAATGCCGCTCGTCGTACCATTCGACTAGCTTGGCCGTATTCTGGAAGGCGTGGACCATACAAGAAGAAATCTTCTCGTACTTCCCGCTAATCAGTTTACAGCCTGCTCCGCCGAATTCCCTCGGTAGATAAGTCGGTAGACCCACTCTCACACTCCAAGACCGAAGTCCCACACTAGCGAAGTTCAACTCTCTCACGAGGGACGGGTGCTGCTCAAATATCGCCCCTAAACGGTACCAAGTGGGTATCTCGGGATCGTTCAGATCAGATAAAGGAGCATCCGTATGACGCATAGATAAAGAGGAGTAGGAGGGAAGGATAGCGGTTCCCACCCCGAACACCCCACTAAAGGACCAGTGACGTCCATAAGTGGTTTTATCTTCATTCACACGCACCTCGAGAGATGACAAGACGGACCGGAATGCGTCCACCCAAACGGGAGGAGCCACAGCCAACAGATCATCTCCGTTAATCATGGCGTCGATCGACATTCCGGTTAATTGATTCGCACGATCAACGGAATAAAGGTTGAGACAATTGAGGACAAACCAGGAAGAGGGCATCCCCATCAGAACGCCCTTCTTCGACACATAAGAACCATGCGAATCCACGAGGTGCGCAGGACCCAAAATGATCCTAAACATCTCGTCGCAGGCATTCTGCATGCGTCTATCCTTAGGGTACAACTCCTGGATACCCTTTAAAAGAGCCCAACCGAACCAGAAAGGCATGTAGTCAGTCGCACACGACAGGTCGAGAGAGAGGACATCAAATCCTTCATTCTTCAACCCGTCACGAACTAGGGCCACACAATGTTCGGGCCGCTGCGCGGATAAGGAGCGTGCAACGCGGGTATCTTTCCACAACATCGGGAACACCAAATGCCGGAAGAAATGAGCCCACACCAAGACAGGGGTCGATAAGGGAGTCACTACCCTCACCTTAGGACCCTTGTCAGGAACTACCACTACTCGTCCTTGCAACGCGCGCTGCTGCAGGCGAAGAGGATACAACTCGGAGAACGCATTCCGCAGAGCAACATAGGACCTTGTTACCCTCGCCAAATCATCGGAGTGGATATGGGCATCTATCACAGGGGGGACCACAAAGTCTCCCTCGAGATAAGGACCCACTTCACCCAGAAATCCGCCCGCCGAAGTCGTAGACTTCAACGTCGCACCTGTGCCGAGTGGTAATTCAAACACACTCGACGGCACACGGTGAGCCCCGATCCACTCAACCGACCAAGTATTAACCTGTTCGACAAGCTTACGGGGCACAGGGCGCTGAGCCGACAGAAGACGGTCCCGAAGTTCCATCTCGTGCACGGCAGTATCACCCGGACACCTCGGCAAAGCTCGAGCCACTGTCTGGAGGGAATGCCAGGTAGACTGCACCGAAAACCGAAGAACTGGCCCCAACGCACAAACTAAGTTCCACAAAGGACCCTTCGTTTGGCACAGTTCTTTAGTCTTGAGTGCAGCTTCCCGCTTTCCGCCAGACAGCCACGCATAGTAAATCTCGAGTATGACTGTAAGCCACAAAGACTCAATCATACGCAGATTCCTATACTTAAGCGTCGCCGATCCTTCCGATTTCAACTGGTTGAGCTCCACGAACCTGCGTTGGATACCTGCTACGCGATCTACCGAAGCAGGAACCAGTGCTGAGCCTAAAGCGGCCCAAAGCACTCGCATAATATCCCACAAATCTCGTGGAGGTCCCCCGTACCGGCGCAACTTCTCCCTCTTGACGGAAACGGAAATAGCAATTTCCACTTTCGTCGCCTTAGAAAAGGTGCGCATACACGAGAGGAATGGAGCGTTGTTCAAATGCCGGGCATATCTCTCTTCCCATGCACGAACTCCGGTCCACTCAACCAGAGGAGCCAGCACAGCACGTGCATCAGGCAGGAAGCATCCGCCAGCCGCCGATTCACACACTGTACTGCGAGCTCTTGGAGGTCTGTTCACCAAGTACTCAAACGTATTCCGTTTCAACATGAAAGGGTCAATTAATATCCGCCTTATCAGTTTCAACATCGCCATCTTGAACCAGTTTACCATCCATCCGATAGCAAAGACAGAGGAAACACTTTTGGGGCCTACGGGCCCCAACCGATGAGCTTGCTCATCGGGGATGTTAT